GATACTAACATTGATACTCTTAGTGCTGAGTTTTTCCCTGGTTCTGCTATTCGAGCAGAAGACTTGAATAATAACTTTACTCAGAACCTATATGTGACTCAGGAGGTCGATAATAACGCTGTCCTGATTGACGGCTCCACCCCAATGGTTGGTAATCTTGACATGGGTGGTTATAAGATTATCAATCTTCAAAGTAACCCTACTGCTGATACAGATGCTGCTAATAAACTCTATGTTGATACTAAGGTAGGTGCATCTGGTCCTCCTGGTTATACCAACTGGTCTTATACTGCTGTTGGTGGTGAAACTACATTAGGTGCATTTGGTCCACTTCTTGAGTATCAATCAGGTAAAGAGCAAGTATATCTTAACGGTGCTCTTCAAAAACGTAACACAGATTATACAGCAAATGACGGTAAAACTATTACAATTACACCAGCTTTAACTGCCGGTGATGTTGTAATGGTTCGATGCGTAAATTACCTTGCTGCTGATCCTACTGCATCCTATGATTATAGTAGGTGGGATTTTACAGCTACCGGAGGTGAAACATCATTATCTGGTGGTAGTCCCGCACTATCTTATACTGTATCTAGAGAACAGGTTTTTCTTAATGGTGTGTTACTTCAGCGTGGAACAGATTACACCGCGACGAATGGAACCTCTATTTCTATCCTAGGATCACCTTTAATTAATGGTGACATGATTGAAGTCCACTCAAACAACTCTATCTAATTACTATGACTAAAACAAGAGATCTAGCGGACTTGGGTGGAGGTTTCATCCAGTCTGGTGCAGGTGCTGTACAGCGCAGTGTTGAATCTAAGCTGCAAGATGTAATCAGTGTTAAAGACTTTGGTGCTAAAGGTGACGGCACTACTGATGATGGAGCTGCATTTCTTGCAGCTTCTGCTGCTCTTCAGTCTGGTCAAACCCTGTTTATTCCTGCAGGTCATTACATTTTAAATACAAACAATAATTCGGCAGCTTATATTGCCAACGAGTACTCATACATTGCTGTACGTGATAAGGCTAATGTCTCGATTATTGGTGAAGGTGTCGCTTCAACAAAAATTGAACTAACTGGCACGGGTTATCCTTGTCCTATTTATTTTAAGGATTCCGACGATATTCTTGTCGAAGGTCTGACTATTGTCGGTAACAACCAAGCTCCTGGTTCTACTTCACAAACAGGCAACGCTTTGTGGGCTTATTATGGTACAGGTGTTTCAGCCTCTGCAGGGCGTATTAGATTTAGAAATTTACACCTTACAGAATTTAAAGGATCCAACTGGTTAGCCGTTTACAATGGATCTACATCTGATGTGTCTGATGTATTCATTGATAGCATTTTATGTGACAAAGGTTCTAATTATAATCCTACTAATATCGGCGTTTCTGCGGATCAGATTACTGTTTATACGAACAATTCTGGCTACATTAACAATACTGTAATCTCTAATTGCATATGTCATGCTGATGACGTTAAAAAAGGTATTGCAATTAAAGATAATGTTCGAAACATTGTAATTGATTCTTGTCAAGTATACAACGCTGGTGCCAATAACCCAAACCATAATACCGCACGGTACGGTATTATGTTGTATAATAATACTGAAGATGTTGTTATCTCTAACTGCATTGTAGATGGTGGTCAAGATGTTGGTATCTATGTACTAGACGCAAAGAATGCAAGTGTTACAGGTTGTATCTTAAGTGGCCATGTTAACAGTACATCTCCTGGAGCTACCTTAGAAAAAGGCGCACTTGTTTACGCTGTTTCAGATGGTGTCGTAACTGGCTGTACTTTTAGAAACAATAACATTAACATCACCTGCGCACCTGGACAGAAAGGTAGAACTGCGACAATTACTGGGTGTAGTTTTGAAGGTGGACAAAATTTTATTAGTAATCCTCTTAGCACAGCTCAAAACCCAATAAGTGTTCATGCTTATGGTGGTGGTTTCTATGATTGCAAATTCTATAATTCTGTTACATCACTAAAGGGTGTGGTCAGCCCAGATAGATTCTACTATGGATTGACATTTAAAAACAATCAATTCTACGTTGGCAGTGATATTTCTGGTACTCCATATGGTGGAATCCTCAATGGATCAGACAATGGTGAGCAATTTTATGATGTAGTGTTTGATGGTAATTACATTAAGCATACAGGAGGAGCTACACCTTCTCGTGCTATAAATGCTCAAGGTGGTACGAGCTTTGCTCCTGGTCTTCAAATTACCAATAATACATTTGAAGGTACATTCAGTCAATATGTCATTGCTTTGTACCAGACGTATGGAATCAAGATGACTGGCAATAAATTTAAAGGTTGTCAGCCTTCTGTATCTGGAACCACAGGATATATTTTTTATCTTCTGCTATCTAGAGGGTATGTTAAGGATAATTTCTTTGAAGATTGCAATGAAAACAAAACATACTTTGTTGGCGGTTTTGATATTCTTGGGCGGACTGTACCAACATGGACCGGAGAACCTGGCCATTTTGTTCAACGCATTACAAATGATCTTTCATACTATCCTGATGACGGTTATGTCTGGAATGAAGTTCCGCAAAGCTGGTCTCTTTATCAGGCACCTAGAAGAGGATACGATACTACCACTTCTGCAACAGTTGAAGTGCCTGTTGGACGTGGTGTATATCTAGTTGGTATCGGAGTCGTTTTATCTGGTTACAACAGGCACTATTCAGGTATTCTGACTATTTCAGAAAACTATTCTGGTAGCGCTGTTAAAGTTGAAATTGAGCTAACTGAGCTTGCTAAAACAACAGCAACTGATATTTTCTTTGGTACATTGACTGTAGACTTTGACTATTACTCATCTACCACTGCGGCTTATACTGGTTCTTACTATACTTCTGTAAATACCGTTGTATCTACGGAAGGTAGGCCGCAAAAACTATTATTCCGAATTAACGGTAGAATTGGTGGACCTGATATTACATATAAACAGGTTTCTTTAACACCACTCCATACAGCATAACTTTTGTTTCATTATGACTACAACCTACACTTGGTCTATTTTAGATCTTGGACGAGAAATTACGGATGGATACGTTTTTTCTGTAACTTTTAGCCTTACTGCACAAAACGGTGTGCATAGCGTAGAAAAGATTATGACTGTTGGCTTGGAGCGCCATGAAGACCTAATCCCATTTGATGAGCTAACCCATGATCTTATTGTAATGTGGCTAAAAGAGCTTATCGAAGATGAAGTTATTACTGAGTGGCAAATTGATCTAGAAAAACAATTAGATCAAAAAATGAATCCAGATACACTGTCTGGGTTGCCTTGGGTTACTTAATTACTATTTAAGGTAAAAACCAATGATCACTATTCTCGGCATCAAAGTGTCCTATGAGGCACTTGCATTCTTCGCTCTTTTTATCGGTTCTGAAATCATCGGTGCTTCTAAGCTGCGTGAAAACAGCATTGTTCAAATTCTCCTTCGTGGTGTTGATGCTATGAAAGCTCACCGCACTGAGGATGACAAGATCCAACGTATTAAGGATACCTTTAAGTAAACATCATGGTACTGCTAGACGTAAGGCAGTACTACCTACAAACAGACAGTGCTACCAGGCACGGAGATCGGATGTGCTTTAGCTCTACGTGTGCTATGGCGATCAAGTATCTCCGTCCTGATGCATTGTTGGGTAGTAATGCAGATGATGATTACTTGAGAACAGTTCTCAAATACGGTGATACAACACAATCAACCAGTCAAATCAAAGCTTGTCAGCAGTACGGTGTTCTTGCTTCCTTTTACCAGAAAGGAACAAAGCAAACACTCCTTAATGAACTAAGAGCTGGCTATCCAGTAGCTGTTGGTGTCCTACACAAAGGTCACGTATCCAATCCTGTCGGTGGTGGCCACTGGATGCTGTTGATTGGTGATGATGGAGAGAACGGTATCTTCCACGATCCATACGGTGAGATGGATAACGTCAACGGTGGCTACGTCACTGTTGGTCGTGGTGGTAAGGACGTTAAGTACTCTTGGCGTAACTGGCTAAAGCGTTGGGAAGTAGAAGGTCAAGGGACTGGTTGGTTCATGACATTCCGCTCTACCCAACAAACACGACCCATCACTACCTACGACAACACCTGGGCGGGAGTGAAAGCTGCTGCAAAGGATGCTGGAGCTAAGTATCCAGAAGTTGTTGCTGCTCAATGGGCACTAGAGAGTGGGTATGGTAAACACACCTCTGGTAAGAATAACTTTTTTGGATTGAAGGGTTCAGGTACTGAGCGTGAAACCAAAGAGTTCATCAACGGTAAATGGATCACCATCCGTGCAGGGTTCATTGACTTCCCAGATCTCCAAACCTGTGTCTCCTATCTTGTAGAACGCTGGTATCTAGACTACAAACAATACAAAGGCGTCAACCGAGCAGTATCTCGGGAAGACTGCGCACGTCTTCTTCAAAAAGAAGGTTATGCAACTGATCCATCTTACCCTGAGAAACTTATTCGATTGATGAACGAAAATGGCTAGTACCACTTACAACATTGTACCTGGTAGATATGAAAAGCAACTACCAGTAGCAACTAAGGTTCACTTCAAAAGCTCTGCTAACAGCACTAACCCAACACTAGTAAAGGCTGCTCCTGGAACTGTTTTTAACATCATCATCCACAACACCCACAGCGGTGGTGGTAGTGGAGCTGCTATTACACTTAGGTTCTACAACAAAACTACAGCACCAACTGTAGGCACAGATGTACCGATGATTATTATTCATGTACCTTCTAGTGCATCTAAAGAACTTAACTTTACCAGTGGTATTACTTTTACCGAAGGTATTGCATACTCTATTACTGCCGGTGATGCTTTACTCGATGCAACTGTTGTCGATGCAGACGGTGTTCAAATCTATATGGGGTACATGTGATGCTTGAAGCAGCTGCAGCAGCAGGTATTGCTCTCCTTACTGCTATTATCTCTGTACATAACCGTCTACACAGCAAGATCAGCGATGTTGATAGTCGTGTAGACAAAGTAGAACTACGTGTAGCTGAGCACTACGTACAAAAACAAGAGCTATCTGCTGCTCTTCAGAAAATGGAGGATCACATGATCCGCATTGAAAACAAACTAGATCAAATAGCTCTTAGACATGGCTAAGAATAAAGCAACTGAGGACATGTTTAACGAGTTACACAATCTCGTTACTACTGAATTCCTCAAGCGAATCAAGAGTGGTGAAGCAACTGCTCAAGAACTAAAGGCGGCTTGTGACTGGTTAGCTAAGAATGACATCAGTGGGGTTGCCTATGACGGTAACCCTCTTGATAAACTGGCTAACGTCCTCCCTAAAGTAGACCCTGAACTCGTACAGAAGAGGCTTTATGGCAAGTCGTACCTCTAAATACTACAAAGACAACCCGGAAGCACGAAAGAAGCGTCTTAAACAGCAAGCACGCTACAATCGTCAATCACTTCAAATCAATAAACGTGTTGAACTTAATCGTGAAAACAGAAAACGTGGCACCTATGGTAATGGTGACGGTAAAGACGTATCACACAAGAAAGATGGTTCAACAGTACTTGAAAAAGCCTCAACAAATCGAGCTAGAAACCGATCTAGGAAATGACACCGCTGCTTCCTACGCCTGATCACTACCTCCACAACCTAATAACGATGACAAGTCCCGAAGCAAAGCGTCTTTGGAGACGCGCCATTAAGGAACATTTTAATTGTCAATGTGTCTACTGTGGAAATCACTATGAATTA